CTGAATTAGACTTAGGTTATAGACCTAGAGATCCTCAGTTAAAGATACATGAAGCTGTAGATGATTATAGGTTTAACGTGGTAGTTGCGCACAGAAGGATGGGTAAGACCGTTTCAGCTATTAACCAGTTAATACATTCAGCATTAAACTGTGATAAACCTAATGCAAGGTTTGCTTATATTGCTCCAACTTACACTCAAGCGAAAAGGATAGCATTTGACTACCTTAAAGAATATACTAGACCGTTGCAAGCGTCTGTTAACGTCGCAGAACTTAGAGTTGATTTTTTTGATAAACGTATTAGTTTATACGGCGCTGATAATTATGATTCTCTTCGAGGCATCTATCTCGACGGCGTTGTCATCGATGAGATAGGCGATGTACAACCTGCTTTATGGAATGAGGTTATTCGACCTGCATTAGCTGATCGTAAAGGTTGGGCATTATTTATTGGTACACCTAAAGGCGCTAACTTCTTTAAAGACTTGCGAGATCAGGCAGAGCGTAAGGAAGACGGTTGGAACCTATTAGAGTTTAAAGCTAGCGATACTAAGATTATTGACCAAGAAGAATTAGACGCTGCATTTAAAGCAATGGGCGAAGATAAGTTCTTACAAGAGTTTGAATGCTCATTTGCTGCACCAGTTGAAGGTGCATATTATGGCTCAATGGTTAATGACTTATATGCTCAAAATAGAGTTGTAGAGATTCCATATGATGGTATTGCTAAGACATATACTGCTTGGGACTTAGGTGTTGGTGATTCTACAGCTATTTGGGTTGTTCAGGTAGTAGGACAAGAGGTAAGATTAATAGACTTCTTAGAGAACCACGGTGTTGGTCTAGACTATTATGTTAACTGGATAAGAGATAACGGATATACGCAAGCAGAACACTTATTACCTCACGATGTTCAAGTTCGCGAACTAGGTACAGGTAAATCTCGTAAAGAGATGTTAGAAGAAGCTGGGTTACAAGTAACAGTTGTAGCTAAGTTAGCAGTAGATGATGGCATACAAGCAGTAAGACGTATGTTACCTCGATGCTGGTTTGATATAAAAACTAAACAAGGTTTAGATGCATTACGTAGTTATCGTAGAGAATACGATGAAAAACGAGATGTATTCTTTGATAAACCTGTACACGATTGGTGCTCACATGCAGCTGATGCATTTAGATATTTAGCTGTAGGACTTGATGAACGTACAAGTGATTGGAATGCACCATTAAATATAAACAATTCATGGGTAGTTTAAATGGCAGATGACAACAAACTAAAGAGTATACTCGAGTCTGAAATAGATGACGCAATTGGTTATCTTGAAACAGAAACAACAGATGAGAGACAGCAAGCGTTAGAGTATTATCAACGCGAGCCATATGGCAATGAGGTAGAAGGTAAGTCTCAAATTGTTACTGGCGAGGTCGCCGAAGTAGTCGATGGCGCTCTGCCAAATTTGATGCGAGTTTTCACCAGTTCTGGCGATGCTGTTGTATTTGAACCTGTAAACCAAGGCGATGAAGAAGCTGCTGAGCAAGCTACAGATTATGTAAACCATATATTTTATAAAGACAATAACGGTTTCGAGATAATGCATGACTGGTTTAAAGATGCATTGTTACAAAAGGTTGGTGTTGTTAAAGCATATTGGGAAGATAAAACTGACGTTACAAAAGAAAAGTATTATAACTTAAATGATGACGAACTAGCTTTAATTGCTCAAGACGATGAAGTTGAAATTGTAGAACAAGATACAACAATTGCACAAGAAGCTGTATATGATGAAATGACAGGTATGGAAGTATCTCCTGTTATATCAATGCATGATATTACAGTTAAACGTCGTAAAGACAAAGGTAAAGTTGTTATTGAAAATGTACCGCCTGAAGAATTTTTAATATCTAAACGCGCAAGAACTATTGCTGATTCACCATTTACTGCACATCGAAAAATGGTAACTCGTGGTGAGTTAATTGCTATGGGTTATGATGAAGACGTAGTTAATTCATTACCATCTGGTGATGCTTTAGAGTTTAGTCCTGAAAGAATTGCTCGATATACAAGAGGTGAGCAACCTACAGATATGGACTCAGATGATGAGTCAATGCAGCTCATTGAATACTTCGAGTGCTATATTCAGACAGATTACGATGATGACGGTATCCCAGAGATGAGGAGAGTTTGTTATGCAGGTAATGAAATACTTAATAACGAAGAATGTGACTATGTTCCATTCCATTCTATTTGTCCTATACCTATTCCTCATAAGTTTTATGGTCACTCTCTAGCTGACCGTGCGATGGACTTACAATTAATTAAGTCTACAATTACACGTCAAATGCTAGATAACTTATACCTTACTAACAACTACAGAGTGGGTGCTGTTGAAGGTCAAGTTAACTTAGATGATCTATTAACATCGACAGCAGGCGGCGTAGTTCGTATGAAGAACCCTAACGCTATTGTACCTATGACAGTGCAAAGTAATGCCGCTCAGTCATTCCCAATGTTACAGTATTTAGATGAGATCCAAGCTAAACGTTCTGGTGTTAGTGATGCTTCACAAGGTTTAAACCCTGATGTATTACAAAATGTAACAGCCGCTGCAGTTAATGCAATGACGTCTGCTGCGCAAGGAAAACTAGAATTAATAGCTCGCATCTTTGCAGACACAGGTGTATCAAGTCTATTTAAAGGCATATTACAGTTAGTTTGTAAGTATCAACAAAAAGAACGCATCATTCGTGTAAACAATAAATATGTGCCATTTGATCCAAGAGAATGGTCTTCTGAATACAACATTTCAGTTAATGTAGGTTTAGGCACTGGCTCTAAACAAGAGCAGTTAGCAACTATGCAAATGATCCTAGACAAACAAGAGCAGATCATTACACAATATGGCTTATCTAACCCACTAGTTAACTTAAAACAATATCGAGATACATTAGCTAAGTTTGTTAATATGGCTGGATTTAAAGATGATAGTCAGTTTTTATTAGAAGTAACTGATGAACAAGCGCAAATGTTAGCTCAACAACAAGCGCAAGCACAAGCCCAAGCAGGTGATCCAGCAGCTAAACAAGCTGAGATCTTAGCTCAAGCTGAACGTGAAAAAGCACAGTTAAAAGCTCAAGCAGATGCTGCTAAACTTCAATTAGATCGTGAAAAAATGCAATTAGATATGCAACAAAAAGCTTTAGAGTTACAGCAAAAAGAAGTTCAACAAACAGCTGATCTTGCATTAAAAGAATTAAAGATTAAACTTGACGCTGCTAATGCTGATACGAAAACAAAAACAGATCAAACTAAAATGATTATGGATGCACTAGAAAAGATTAACAACATTGCTAATAAAGGGATGCAGTAATGTTACTTAATCTAGGTCTTAACAGATTAGCACCTAGCCTAGACCCTAGTCTACGCAAAGCACCTAATATTGTTACTGCACCTAAAAGTAATATTGATATTAATGCCGTATTAGGTCTTACACCGTCACAATATAGCGGACTACAGTCTGTAGGTGACACAGGTTATTACTATGGTAACAATCGTATGTATGAGCCATATACAGTTACATACTCACCTCCAAGTTACTTTTTTGGCAATATGGGTTTTGGCGGTGGTTCTAATCGTGCAGCAGGAACTATTGAAATAGGTGACCAAGCATTTAGACCTATAGATTCAGACATTACAGGCTTTAGTAAATCAAAAGGTGAAGATGATATATATACTTATGACCCATCTATGGCATATGTATTATCACAAACACCAAAAAGCGTTCCATTACCAACACCGAATGTAACATCATTCTTATCGACCCCAACTGCTATGGCGACACCAACAGGTAACTATGGAGCTGGGAGATATTTAAGTGGACTATTAGGTTCACCAATTTCATACGGACTACCAAATGACCAGACAGGAAGCAATTCGTAACATCCTTCAATCACAAGATTTTTTAGATGTGGTTAAAGAATTACGAGAAAACCAATTAAACAGAATTATCTACTCTAACGAAGACGATGCGAAAGAACGAGAACAAGCATATGTCCGAGTCAAGACGATAGACGAACTCATGGGTTATCTTGAATCCATCGCTAAAGATAGCGAGATAAAAGATAAAGCATGGAAGATATTATAGACTTTTCTATAATGGCAACCCTTGCCTAAAGGGAACATTAAGGAAATACAATGAGTGAAGAAACCATGACACCAGAGACTGGTAGTGGAGAACTAACTGTGAGAGATGCTGCTACACAATTTGAAGGCTTCTTATCAGCAGGTGAGGAATCTACGGATCAACCAGAAACTGTTGAAGCAGAGGCAACTGAAGAAAGTGTAGAAGAAGAAGTAGTAGAAGAATCTACAGATGATGTAGAAGAAGATACTATAGAAGCTCAAGATGAAGGTGATGAAGAAGTCGAGTATGAAGAAGAGGAGCTTGTAGAAGAAACTCCAACCTATACTGTAAAAGCAGCAGGTGAAGAGAAACAAGTAACCCTCGATGAATTAATGCAAGGCTATCAGCTTGGTGCAGATTACACGAAAAAGACTCAAGAAGTTGCTGAACAACGCAAAGCTGTTGAAGCTGAGGCAAAAGCAATTCAAGAGGCTAAACAAGTTAGGGATACATATGCTCAACGGCTACAGGCTATTGAACAGTTTTTAACTGGCAATCAAGATAGCTCAGAAGATTTAGCCGCAATGAAGGAAAACGACCCAATAGGATACGCAGTAAAAGTTGCAGAACTGACTGAAAAGAAAGAACAGTTAGCACAAGTACGAGCTGAACAGGAACGCCTTGCACAACAGCAACAAGCGGAACAGCAGCAGGAAATGGCTAAATTTGTTCAACAGGAAGCAACAAAACTTTCACAAGTCCTACCAGAGTTTTCAGACCCAACCAAAGGCGAACAAATCAGAAATGAAATTCGCAATTATGGTAAGAGTGTAGGTTTTAGTGACCAAGAGTTAGCAAATGTATACGACTCTCGTCATGTGTTAATGCTACACAAAGCGATGATGTACGACAAACTTCAGAAATCTAAACCAGCCGTTACTAAAAAGGTGTCTCAAGCACCAAAGATGGTAAAGTCTGGAACAAAGGTAAAAGAAGGAAATCGTGATCTTCGCAAAAAACAAATGAATAAGCTAAAGCAGACTGGTAAAGCCAGAGATGCTGCGGCTCTTTTTGAAAACTTTATTTAACAAGGAAGTGAATAATTATGGCAACATATCAAACCCATCAGGCAGTAGGTGAAAGAGAAGACCTAACTGATGTAATTTATAACATCTCTCCAACAGATACACCATTCATGTCATCTATTGGTAAAACAAAAGCAACTGGTGTTTATCACGAGTGGCAAACAGACTCTCTTGCTGCAGCAAACATTGACAACGCAGCAGTTGAGGGTGCTGATGCTTCTGATGCAACACTATCTCCAACAACTCGTGTTGGTAACTACACACAGATTTCACAAAAAACCATCAAAGTCGCTGGCACATTAGAGTCAGTTGATAAAGCTGGTCGTAAATCTGAAAAAGCATATCAGTTAAGCAAGGCTTCTGCTGAACTTAAACGAGATATGGAAAAAATCTTGTTATCAAACAACGCTGCTGGTGCTGGTTCATCATCTACAGCAAGAACTTTAGGTGGTTTACAAACATGGCTAGAAACTAACGCATCTTTAGGTGCAACTGGCGTTGCTGGTTCTGACGGTGATACAAGGCGTGTTTCTGGTACAGACAGAACATTTACAGAAGCTATTTTAAAAGCTAATGTTAAATCTGTATATGAGCAAGGTGGCGATGCTTCAGTTCTTATGGTAACTCCATCAGCTAAACAAACAGTATCAAGTTTTGCTGGTATTGCTGAACAGCGTTACATGGCTCCATCACAAAAAGCAACAACTATCGTTGGTGCTGCTGATGTTTACTTATCAGACTTCGGTACATTATCTGTTGTTCCTAACAGATTCATGACAGGTGATATTACTGGTGAAGTTCCAGCAGGTGGTGCTGGTGTAGACAATGGTGAAGTTGCATTTGTTCTAGACCCAGAGTACGCAGCTATTGCTTACTTACGCCCATTCGCTACAAACGAATTAGCTAAAGTTGGCGATGCAGAAAAAACACAGCTTTTAGTTGAATACACACTAGAAGTTAAAAACGAAGCTGCACACGGCATTATTGCTGATATTGCAGAGTAATATGGATAACTCCCCTCTTCGGAGGGGATTACCCTTTTAGGATTGTTATGGCAAAGCTAATACAAAAAGATGAAGTAAGAACACAAACAGCACACGATTCAGACAATGGTGAAATCGTTGTCGCTACTACACAAGATGTAACAGACATCGTAGAACAAAACAAAAAAGAATATAACGCAACAAATGGTCGTTGGGGTGATGACATCTTTGACAATAAGATTGCATCTATTCCATTGACAGTAATAGACGATTTAAATAAAGCAGGCATCATGCGTGGATTTGCAGTATTAGACCAAAAGAAATTTAAAGCATGGTTAAATAACCCAGACAACAGATTCTTTAGAACAAGACAAGGTAGAGTATAATGGCATTTACTAACTATTCGGATTTAAAAACTGAGATAGCAAATTATCTTGGTCGTGATGACTTAACATCACAAATCCCTACATTTATTCGTCTTGCAGAAGATAGAGTATCTAGAGATTTACGCATTAGACAAATGCTTAAAACATCTAAGGCTACAATGACTGCTGATGATAATACAGTGGCATTACCTTCTGATTTTCTTGCAATGAAAGATATTCATATAGATGCAAATCCAATCAGAGTATTAAAGTTTCAAAACACATCTAACTTTTTTAGAAACGCCAGAGTGACAGATAAAGGTGTTCCTACTATGTATACATTATTAGGAAGTGAGTTTCAATTTGCTCCTGTACCTGATACTGCATACACATTAAAGATGGTGTATTACTACAAGCCTGATTACCTATCAGACAGTAATACATCAAACTTATTTCTAGCTAACTGTCCAGACTTACTTTTATATGGTGCATTAGCAGAAGCAGAACCCTATCTAATGAATGATGAACGAACTCAAACTTGGGCATCTTTATACGATAGAGGTGTTGCATCATTAAGAGCGAGTGATGATGATGCAGAATATCCATCATCTCCTATGTCAATAACACTTTCAACGAGGTAATTAATTATGGCTGAAATGTCAAACTTTTTAGAAAACGAACTGTATGACCATGTATTAAGAAATGCAGCATACACTTCACCAGCAAACATTTATGTATCATTACACACAGCAGACCCAACAGATGATGCAAGTGGAGCAGAAGTATCAGGTGGTTCATACGCTAGAACAGCAGTCACTATGGGTGCACCTACTAACGGTTCAGGCACTAACTCTACTGATGTTCAATTCCCACAAGCAACAGGTGACTGGGGAACTGTAACTCACATTGGTATCTGGGATGCTACAAGCTCAGGCAATATGTTATTCCACACACCATT